TTGTGCCTTGACGACGGACTGTTTCAAAGAACGTTGCTGAGAAGTCTGAGCGTTCCCACCATTGGCCGTTGAATAACTCGGGACAGCGTATAGGTACATTCACATCGATTACTAGGTGTAGATTGGATGCAGTTAGTGTCTCTTTCGCCTTAAATAGTCCGTTACGGATAGCCTCGATGTTGTCAAAGCTGTTTGGCCCATAGAGAGTCCACGAGACTTGAAGGGGACGAGTGTAGGATGTTATCTCATTAACCTCGGAATCACTGTTCGGCGTGTATTCGATGTCGCGTTGCTTGGAGTAGGAGTTATTCGTCGCCACAACCCTGAGAAACGTTACATCCTCAGTTATCTTCCACCCGGGAGCTCCGCCAGTAGGCCATGCGAGGCGAACCTTGTCATTATTAATAGGACTGGTGGGGTTAAGCCCTAAGGTCGTGCAGGTTAGGTTCCGAAAGATATCCTCTAACTGCTTGAGAGTAAGTATTGTGTCGGCCATTTAAGTTCCTCCCATCGAGGTCCCGTAAGCCTTGTAGTAACCGAAGTCAGACCAGTCTTTGATTTGAAGGAGCCTATAACGCTCACCATGCCACTCTATTTCGTCGGATGTTCCTTTACCCTGCGCATCATCGTGTGTAACATATAGGGGCCGAGTGGAGTGGAACACCATGAGTTGGGACGTTCTGTCACCCTCGGGTACCTGCAGAATATCCTTAGTCCCTGCTGCAGTTACCACACCTGACATAGAGATCGATGTCTCAGTTTCTACGAAACGTCCTGCTACCCAATCGCCTGTTTTGCGCCAGACGGTGAAAGGTTGAGAGAATTTTGAACTACCAATTACCCTGCTAACGTTTAGCATGTCATCACTTCTCCCGAATTACGTAGGTTACGGCCTTACGGAGTTGATTTGTGTCGATCATGGGTTGCGTCATACCTTCCAACCCTGTAATATCCTCTAACTTACCTCCCTCGTCAACGTACCTAACGGCATCCTTCGCAATGGATGAATTTGTTTTCTGTAGTTTTGTTAAAACGGTATAAGGGGAGTTTGGAGCCCAATTATTCTTTGGATTCGTAAACCAATCTCGAACGGCGTTTTGTCCCTGCATTCCAGCTCTAACTAAGGCCTTACTCATTTTGTCCTTATCTCCATCAAGGGCAGACTCTACGGCTTTCCTTAGTTCAACAGATATCATTTCCGCATTCTCGGAGTCTTCAATGGCAGGTTCGACGAAGGGTCTTGGTGGTATCTTGTTAAGTGGAGATCCCTTAGTGTGGATGAAGGCAAGCTCGGCATTTGTTACCTTGCCGCCTTCACGACTAGATTCCTCTTCGGGTATTCCGACTAGTACGTCGATCTTGGAGAGGTTTTTCAAGGACTCCATGATGCGACTTAGGCCATCTCCGGATGAACTAACACCCACGTTTCCGCCGATCATCTGACCATCATCCCGCCTTTGGAAACCATCCGTCCAATCGTGGCGAATTGTTGACCATACGAAGTAAGATTCCAAGCTGCCCAACTACCCAGAGACTGAGCAATTACACTGTAGTCTGTGCTAACTGATACTCCGTCTACGCTCTCCGAGGTAGTGAGTCCTTGCGCCTTACCAGCTTCGAGAACTTGTGCAGCCGATGATCCCGGGCTTGCAGTGCCTTGTAAATACAGCGTGGCAAAATGGGCTATAAAGAAACCTATACAGACCATCCACGAGCTACGATAGCGAGCTTGCTTCACGGTTGCGTTAGCGAGGTCGATGTACATTTGTAAGACAATAACAGGTACCAAGTAATTATCATCGGCGTCTGGTCCAAACTGAGGATAAACAGCCAAGAAATCACTTATTGCATAGCTTGGGTTTGTTCCGTTAATGATGTTTGATGCAACAGCTTTTAGATTTTCAACTCTCGCATCAACGTTTTCACCATATGGGCTTGGCGAACCGTAGATAGTCATGCACTCACCCTATTTCTTAGACTTGGTAATTTTTTCTGCCGTAATATCTGCCGGAGGCGCATCTGTCTGAGCGTCATCGGACGGAGCTGGCCCAGCCTGATCATCGGGGTCGTGGGTATTCCCAGAACCATCCCCTTTGACCATTAGGTCTCGCTTTTCTTCCAGCACCGCAATTTCGGATCTAAGGGCTTCGAGCTTTTCCATTTCTTTAAGCACTGTTTCGCTTTCGCTTGAAGACCCGACTGCCAGAATAGATTTATCTTTTTTTGCCGCAATAAAGTAGGGATCCTTTTCCACCCAATTTGGCAGTTCACAAAATCCAACTACCGTTTTTACTCGTATTAAATTTCCTTTAGAGTCCTTTTCTCCTTGGCTAAAGGCTAAAACCTTATTTGCTAACACTTTAATCATAAGTACCCTCCAAAGTTAAAGGTAGTCGCTATCCAACGACTACCTTTGTTATTTATTATGTTTTAGGGCTAGGGCCTAGATACCATCTACATACTCTGCGCAGGTGTAATAGAGGAATTTTACCTGCGAGAACTGAGATGCGAATACGGTCTCGTAACTCACGGTCCCAGTATTCGGCGCGGTCATTACGCGAGACAATGGGACGGTAAGGTCGATGTTCACGCGATTCTCGGCTTTGCGATAACCAATCATCCGCTGAGTCTCACCTACACCGGCACCAGTGCACCAGCTTAAGGGGAAAATCTTGAGTTCCCCACCCTGATTAGTGGCAATGTTGTTTTCCAAGAGGTAATTAAGGATAGATTGCGTCCCTGCAATCGTTACGGGTGTGTTGGCAATGTATGCGTAATTAGCCCAGTCGATCAAGATGCGGTTCGCCATACCATCTAAGGACCACCCAGAGTTGATAACCGTCTGAGTCAGAATTTGGTTAACGTCGTTCATTATTTCAACAGGGGTTTTATTAACCCAAAGCTTGGACCCTGATGCTCCAGTTGCTGCGCTTGACGCAGTAATAAGAGGACTATTGATCAGTCCGTAGGTACCCGTTTTAGAAATACCAACATAAACGTTGCGGTCAATCATTTTAGAGTGGTGCAAACGAATGCCATCATCCAAAATCGTTGCGAGCGACTTGCCGATTTGCTGAAGCTTCTGCTCGTCAAATAACGGGGCACGAAGGATCTCTGAAAACGTGTGGACCTTAAATACGTCTTTGGAGAGGTTGGCTTGGCTGACTGGGATGTTATTTGTTTCGCTGCCAATGATTGAGTCTTCATCAGACCCGGACATAGCATAATCGACGAATACATTGGAGGTGATCGATGTCCAGCCTCCTCCAGCCTTCATATCGATGTCACGGGGCGCGGTAATAGTGGTCAGCGGTTCGAGCAAGCGAGGGTCTTGCTTTTCGAGTTCACCTGCAAGAAACACTAGACCGGTGCTCGTTCCACCTGCGTCCATACCAGGACCGTATATTACTCCGGGAGCGCTGGGGAATACAGCTCCTAGCTTTCCGGATTGCATAATTGCATCCATTGTCTGTTTATAGATTGGGTTAAATGCTTTATTCATGTTATCCTATTCCCTCCTTATGCGTTTAATTGGGATGTCAAGACTATTTCAGTAATGCCCGTAGCCGAATCCATTTTACCGTTCGTAAAACGAGCATTGGTAAGCTGGATAGCGGTTCCACCCGCTGGGGTTGCCGTAGCGACGAACGCGCCAACAGGGGAGGTTGTGCCCTCAACCGTCACGAGGTACACTAGTCCATTTGCGGTTGGAGTTCCCTCTGTACAGATAATGGTAGTTGTTCCAACCTGAAGGGCATCACACGGCGTATTTGGCTCGAACTGACCATTACCGCCTACGTCGGCACCATATCCATAGGTCATGGATTGCTTGACCTCGGATACGGCAATACCGCCAAAGTTAGCGAGAGTAGCGGCAGATACACCAGTTCCTGACTCCCCGAAGAGAGAGTAGGTGTTATCTGCATTAGTCACAACGACTGCACCAAAGGGAATAGCCGACTGAGTTTCAAGCCCATTTCCATCGAGGATTGACTTAACCTGACGGGCATTAATTTTGACGAATGGATTCCGGGATACTTTACCCGCAAAACCTAGGCTGAGGTTTTGAAATATTACTCCTCCTGGCATATCTTACTTACCACCTTTCATCGTATCGCCTTGGGTATTCCAAGCCTTAGCTGCTGCTTCGGCTCGTTCTCCGACGGATTGTTGCTGAGTCACGTGAGCGTCCATGGCGGCGTGTTTATTTGAGGCCACGGCTTGGATTATAGCCCCATAACCACTTGATGCACGATAGGCGCGCTGATCTTGCACTGCTGATCTAAAGCTCTTTGCGGCTTCGAGGCGTGCTTTTTCATCAGGAATGGCCATGATAACAGGTTTCATGTCCTGTACAAACTTACGCAGTACAAAGTCGGCAGCGGCTCCCTTGGCTGGCCCTTTCTCCGGGTCGGCATCCTTGGCTGACTCCTTATCCTTCTCTGGGTCTGGGTCAGCATCCTCGGC